AGGTTTGGTCGTTGTTGCAAGAAAGTGTTGCGGACTTGTTCTCTTGAATCAAAGCACCTTTTCCGCCACCTTCACAACCGGAGCGGATTTTCATAACGAGAGGAACGTTGCCTCCGCCGGTCCCCATACGAGAAGTTAAGGTCTGCACCTTATCGTCATCCGAAATGGTAACACGGCTATCGGCGGGATGATTTTCCAAAGCAACCGCAGCCGGAACAACCCCGGCACGAAGTGTCGGTGAGGTTTCTTCTTCGTATCCAATAGTTCTGCTTTTAGCGGAATGCTCTGTACAGAACCCGGCAGACTCCATCACTACGGGTGGGTGGTGTGCCTCGGCACGGAGTGTTGCGGTAACCTCATCGGTAACATCCATACGGTTGCCACCTTGGTCGTTTAGACAGATGCTTGCCGTTCCAGCGCGATGCGAAGTACGGCAGGTAGTTCCTTTCCACGTACGGAAGCTCTCCGCAGAATACCTTGACAAGCCTTCTGACTTAAAAAGTATGTCTGGGGCACTCCTGCCTGCAAAATCTGCGACAAGGTAGATACGGCGTCTTCGTTGGGGGACTCCCCAATATTGAGCATCGAGAGTTCGGTAAGCAACGCTGAATCCGTCTCCCACGTATGCGTCTGCGTAAGGCCATCTGCCTTTTTCAGGCATAGGCACCTCGGTGTCCGGCTCTGCGATACCGATGACCGCTTCGAGGACGGCTTTGAAGTCTTCACCGCCGTTTGAGGAGAAGGCGCCGGGGACATTCTCCCACACGATGTATCTTGGGTATTTACCATTTGTGGCACTCCTCATTTCTTTAATAATGCGGATGGCTTGGTAGAACAGCACGGATTGCCGTCCTTCAAGACCGGCTCGTTTTCCGGCTACCGACATATCGGTGCAAGGAGAGCCGAAGGTGATAATATCCACGGGTTCAATCTTCCCGCCATCCATAGTGGAGATATCACCGTAGTGTTTCATAAAGGGCAGCCGCTTGGTGGTTACCCTAATAGGAAACGGCTCGATTTCCGATGCCCACACAGGGGTGATACCGGAAAGCAAGCCGCCTAAAGGAAAACCGCCCGAGCCATCAAACAAGCTACCGAGCGTTAGTTTATTCATTTGTACCTCCAACTTCGTCAAAGCTGTAAGTTAAGCCATCACGCTGAACCTTTACATCCTTGGAAGAGCCGACCTGCTCAATGTAACGCTTTACGATTACATCGCAGAACTTCTCATCCAACTCAATGGTGTGGCAAATTCGTTCTGTCTGTTCACAAGCAATCAAGGTACTGCCGGATCCACCAAAGGGGTCAAGCACAACCGTGTTGCTCATAGAAGAGTTCATAATGGGATATGCCAACAGAGGAATCGGCTTCATCGTAGGATGGTCGCCGTTCTTCTTGGGTTTATCGAACTCCCAAATGGTGGATTCCTTACGACCCGTGTACCACTGGTGTTTACCTTTCTTCTTCCAACCGAAGAGAACAGGTTCGTGCTGCCACTGATATGGAGAACGGCCAAGGACCAGGGATTGCTTTTTCCAAATGCAAGTGCCGGATAAATAAAAACCCGCATCGGCAAAAGCCTTGCGGAAGTTAAGTCCCTCGGTATCTGCGTGGAATACGTAGATAGAGGCATCGGTAGCCATTGCACTTTCGGTGTTCTGAAATGCCGCCAGGAGCAAATCGTAAAATGCGGTGTTCTCCATATTATCGTTTTTGATTTTACCGGCAGAACCTTCGTAGTTAACGTTATAGGGCGGGTCGGTAATAACAAGGTTTGCTTTGACTCCGTTCATCAGAAGGTCAAAGGTTTCTTCCTTGGTGCTGTCTCCACACACGAGACGGTGTCTGCCGAGCATCCAAAGATCGCCCGCCTTGGAGAAGGTAGGCTTTTGCAGTTCTGCCTCAACGTCAAAGTCATCTTCTTTGACACCTTCCTGGAGTGTTGCCTTGAAGAGGTCATCGATTTCACGAGGGTCAAAACCCGTAAGGGTTACGTCAAAGTCTTCGCCCTGCAAGTCGGAAATAAGCAGTGCCAATTTATCCTTATCCCAATCACCGCTGATTTTATTAAGGGCAATGTTGAGTGCCTTTTCTTCAGCCTCATCCATCTCGACCACAACGCACTTGGTTTCAGTGTGTCCCATATCAATGAGCACCTTCAAACGCTGGTGACCACCAACGACACGACCGGTGGTCTTGTTCCAAATAACCGGCTGGACGATGCCGAACTGCTCAATGGAGCGTTTCAGTTTTTCGTATTCCTCGTCACCAGGTTTCAAGTCCTTACGGGGGTTATAGTCTGCAGGAATAAGGTCGGTCAGTTTCTTATTTTCAATAAGCATTAAACCAACCCCCATTCCGCAAACTTTTCAAAGCCGCCTACGGAGGTGATAAACTTTCGAGCCGTTTCGACAATCTTCTCATAAGGAATGCCACCAACGGTCTCATCACCGATAGCACAGCAGAGTTCGACAGTCTTGCCGGTTTTCTGTGCTTCAAGCCAGGCGTAAATGTTTACGCTGACATCTGCTTTAGAGAGGTCTTTGCCGTGAAGGCCACCACCAGTAACGGAGTCAGCCATATCACTGCCGAGCTTTCTGTTTGTAGCACCGGTATCAACATCTGTGCCACCAGTCCAATCACCAAGAGGATTAATCTGCGCCTTGGGATAGAGCTGTTTGAGTTCGTTTGTATCAACGTTGCTCTGACAGATGACAAGGTTGTCTTCAGCCAAGATGTACTTTCCATCGTAAGGATGCACAGCATAGATATCTCTTGCGATGCAGGAGAGGGTCATCTGTTCCTTTGTCATAGGCACACCCTTGAAGATGCCGTTATCACCGCAGCGAATGCTGTCAGCCTGGTTACGGGCAAGGTGTGTATCCTGGGGAACGACAACGATGTTACACATAAGATTGCCACCGATGCGGTGGATAGCTTTTGCAACATCCACTTTATCGATGGCAGCAGTTGTTTCAATGATTGCGTGGCAGGTGCCGTGGCCGATAAGAACCTCGACAGCTACCTTCGGGTTTTCTTCGACAGCGTAAGCCAGGTCAACAATGGCACCGGCAATTCTGTCAGCCACCTTATCCGGGTGAGCGGGATTTACTTTTTCAAACATATCAGTTTCCTTTCCGAGCGGAGAGCAACCGCTCCATGAGATCGTCCTGCGGAGAGTTGCCGCCATACTCCACAGCACAGTTTTCTTTTACGATTTGGTAGATTTGATACCAAACCTGGTTGACCTGTTTCATATAGGTCTGGCTCATCGCAACATAGGGCGATGCGATGGCGTTTCCTGTGGTCGGATGTTTTGCAAGGAAACCATACTCGGAGATGCATTCCTCACACTGAATCCAACGGCTGACACTCATTGCGTACTGCTCGATAAGCTGGTTGTTTACTAACCGTTCGCAGCCACGAGCTTTAAGCCACGCATAGGTGTCACGGTAGACCTCTTCAGCACAAAGGTCTTTACCACTTTTCTGTTTTGCCTTCAAATACTCCTTAATCGGTGGAACTTCTACACCTTCTATCTCTGTAGGTGTAGGTAAAACCATCGCACAATCAAGTCTTCCATCGGCAATTTTGTCTGCAAGTGCCTTTGGTTTTCGACCTGATCCAACCCTGGAACCGCCTCGTGCAGTTCCGTCTTTAGCCATAAAATCACCTCCTGGGGTTAATACCCCGTTTGATTTCCGTTTTTTTAACACGATACCCCACGCCCGTTGCACGAGATAAAAGCTGTAGAGATTTTGATACCCCCACCGGGTTAGTGGTCGTGCCAACGGTCGCCGCGGTCTGCGTGAATTTTTGCGTGACAAGATTTGCAGAGAGCAATCAAATTGTCTCGGCTGTGTGTTCCACCTTCAGATAATGTTTTTTTATGATGAACCTCTGCGGTAGGAACGAGTAGTCCGTTTGCCTCGCACTGTTCACACAGCGGGTGCTGTTCCACATAGCTGTCACGGATGCGTTTCCACGCACGACCATAACGCTTGCGTACTGCAGGGTCGCGGTCATACATCTCGTACCGCTTGGCTTCCGCCTTGGCGTGTTCTTCACAGAACCTACCATCGGTCAGCTTGGGACAG